GCGAGCAAACATGGAATCATGAGTACACCGAACCATCCAACATAGATTCTGTTTTCAGTTGATGTTACCCACTCGCAGAACTCAGGCCATCCCTTTAGGATACCACCTGATCTACGTGTTAAATTAGAGGTTGTCATTAATAAGACGTTTTGTAAGTAGGGCATGAAGGGTACATGCGAAACTTATTTCCTGTAATCCCTCACTACAGGATATGAAAGACGTAATTTATCCTCCCTATAGGTCTTGGTTGAAGGGGAGCAGTAATATGTTCAAAAGAACACCTGACGTTATTTATAGTAACATAACTTTACACCTTTGTCAACTACCTATCGTCTGCTGCTCTATTCTCTGAGTAGTGCACATCAAAATCCCCACCGGGGTAACGCTTCTTGAGTTTTTCCACATTGCCTTCTATAACTTCATCAAGAGTCACATTTAAAGCAGCACATGCTTGCATCACGTACCACATAACGTCACCCAACTCAATAATAAGATGCTCTCTATTATCGATGTTCCAAGGTTTACCTTGAAATATAACCTTTTTGACAATCTCCATAAACTCACCACCTTCAGCACTAATACCAACGGAAGCAGTAAGAAGACGTTCAATATGGGCACCCTTTCCATCAAGGGAACTAAGAGTCTCAATAAAAGATTTATAATTCTTACTGGGATCGGATGTGACACCATCCACGAATACAGCATACTTATCCAAGTCCACTTTGGCATAGGTTTTATGTGGTTGGTTATCCTTGTGTGTCTGAAAATCTCCGGACATAATCACTCCAATTTTGTTTTATTATAGCACAGTAATTGACTTTGTAAGTTTTCATTACATCAGCGTAAGATTCAGAACTTCCAGTCATTGAATTTTGCTTTGGAATCTTGAGAAGGTGCTGTATGAGTGTCCACATTAGTGTCTAAGATGTCATCCTGTGCTTCTTGTTCACAATCATACAATCTCATCTTTGGTCTGTCAATACCTACAACAAATCTTTTGTTATATGTTGGATCGTTGTATCTATTTTTGAGTTGTTTGACCATAATCTGACCTAGTTCTTCTAGTTCATCGCTACTGATAAGTGCAATCATAAGGTCAGCAGTTGCAGGAAGACCAAATGATTCTGATGTATCTGTAAGATCAGGATCAGTGCTAGTAAAACCACTCCGTGTAGTCTGAGTTGCAGAGAAGATCGGTACATCAAATTCTACAGCAAGACCACGTAGTTCTTCTGCTATTGCTTTGACATAATTGTATGAGTTTACATTGACTGCATTTCTATATCTTGATGATGCACAGATGTTTAGATAATCAATGAATATAATATCAGGTGTAAAATTTTTCTTGAGTTTCAGTTCACTCAACAATGATCTGAAGTGTCCTACATGTGCAGATGCAGTAGGATACTCTTTGATAATCAACTTACCTTGAGTTTTTTCTCTGAGTTTGTTTACCTTCTTTTCAAATACAGTTTTTGGTAACTCTGCAACTTCCTTGATATTTGTATTCAACAGGTTGGCATCAATTCTTTCTGCAATCTTTTCCTCTGCCATCTCACATGTGACATATAAAACATTCTTCCCCTGTAGTAAGACACTAGCAGCATAGTGACACATGAATAAGGACTTACCAACACCTGTTCCTGCAAGTGCAATATTCAAAGTCTTATTTGATACACCACCTGCGGTGATCTTATTGAACATCTCAAGATCAAACTCTATCTTATTCTCCTTTCTATGATAGTACTCGTATCTTCCTTCTGAATCATCAATGTAATCATGTCCTACATGCTGATCAAATCCTACTGCTAGGGCATCTTTCAATATATCTGGTATAGCATCATTACTATGTTTCTCATCTTGCCCATCAGCAATCTGAATACTCTTCATCAATGCAAGGTATATTGCTCTCTCTTTACACCATGACTCTGTTGTATCTTGTGCCCATACTCTTTCAGATGTTGACTCATGTAAAGCATCAATCAAGTTCTCAACCAAAACAAACTCATCTTGTGTAAGATCATCACGTTTCTCTGCCTCGATATGAAGAACTTCTTTGGTAGGAAGTCCATCATATGCCTTGACATATTCTGCAATTTGTTGAAACACTACACGATCAGTTCTTTCTTCAAAGTATTCATCACGAATGAATGGGAGAACCTTACGAGCATATACTTCATCGTGAAGTAGATTACTCAGAATCGTTAGTGGTACTCTCTCCGTTTCCATAACTAAAAGTTTGTTTTGCAACAGTGTCAATTTGTTCTAATACTTCTTGTGTGAAGTATTTCTCAGGGTTCTTGTATATCTCAGAACCATATATTTTTTTGCCATCAACTTCGTAACGAGTTGAGACTTTCTTCCAGATACCACCTTTCTCAGCAAGTTCAAGAAGACCATAGTACTTGTCTAGACCACGTTTATCATAGTATAGACGTGTGGCAATCTGTTCATTCTCCTTGCTTATACGCGACTTAACAACCTTTGCCTTGATAATGTTTCCGACTCTTTCTGTTCCTTCTTTTTCTTGAGATTTAGATAGGTATATGATAGTAGTGGCAGCATACTTGAGACCGCTACCACCGCCCATCTCTTTTGTGGGCATGTAAGAACCGATAACATCATAGGTGTGGTTTAGAACGATAAGTGGGACTTTGGCAATACTAAGTTTCTGTGTTAGAACTCTGAATGCACCTTTTACAAGTTGTGCCTTAGACATGTCACGAACCGACTTACCATCCGCTATATCTTTGGTTTCTTTTTCTGTAGAAAGGTTTCCTAGAGAATCGAGAACCATAAGCATTGGTTGTCGATCTTCTTCTTTCTGACTATTATACTTGTCTAGTATTTTATATGCAACATTTCTGAAGTCTTCTACAGTCAAACAGTCAATTGTCAGGAACTGCTTACCTGTGGGATCCATTCCCCTTTTCTCTAATAGTTCTTTTGTTATAGCACCCTCTGTGTCAAAGTATACAACTCCTCCTTTAGGGTTCTGATTCATAAAATTATTACAGATAGAAAGGGCAAAGAAAGTTTTGCCCGTTGCTTCTGATCCTGCAATAGCAGTTATCTTATTGTCAGATACACCTCCAAAGATGGATGTGCTACAAAGTGCATTGAAAATATAGGAACCAGTGTCTAGAAAAGAATGTGATTCCTCTAGATTCTTTGACAACTTTGCAGTGTCTTTTCCTATGTCTTTGATTACATCATCAAAAAAGTTCATTAAATTACCATTCCGTGTGTTTCTCTTAGGATTTTTTTATATGGTCCACCGGGGTTTGCCTCGATAGTTTCCTTTACTAACTTTAGTTTTTGATACAATGCTGTATCGCCACCAAGTGTCAATGCCTTGACAATAACGCCAAGTTCTTTTTCATTTATTGGAAGATCCAAAATAGTTTGTCCTGATTCTAAAAGTATAGCACTAAATGAAGAAAGATTCAAGTGTTGCAGTTTTCTCAAGTGACCACCCAATCGCATCTAGAATCGCCCGAACAGGTTCGATAAAAGATTTATTGAATTGTAAATCGTAATCGATATATTTTTGTAACCCTAACTCACTGGGAAATTGGTTGATAAACGAAATAACATTTTCATGAATCGGATTGGGTTTCTTGAGGTAAACAAACTTTATCTTTTCGCCATTGTTTATCATATTATACTTATTATCTAGTTTATTTTTCTTTATGTGATGATTGAAAAGTAAGGATCCCCTAGAATGTATAGGTGTACCTTTGGAATATATGCCACTTGAACTTTGATATTTCGTAACATTTGAAACTGATCTGGGAAATGCAATCTCCTCTGCAGGCAACTTCTTGAAGTCTACTCTTGCTTGTTCTACAAAGTCTATTACATCTTGTTCTGTCTGTGTCAGTATAACTTTCAATGCATCTCTAATAAGAGTTCTACATGGTGCAGGTGTAGATGATTTGACTGCTTCAATACCCATCATCTTGAGTTTTGGTTCTGCAAATCTTACACCTTCTATGTCCCATGCATTTAGAATATATCTTTTCTTCGCTGTCCATATACCTCTTTCTGCTATTGTCTCACGTTTCATGAACATCTTCTGCTCGTAAGCGTTGACGTACGTGGCCAACGCTTGGTAAGAACTCGAAATATACCTTTCAAGTTCCACATCACAGATCTTGTCAAGGAACCCAACAATGCTTTCAGTAGTCTTCTCTCGTTCCTTGTATATAACTTCAACAAGAGGACCCATGTGCAAATAGATAGAGTCAGTATCACTAGCAATAACATAATCAACCTCCTTAGTTTTTAGTATTTTGTTCATGTAGATGTTCATCTTGTTCTCAATCCAACGAATAGAGAACTGACCACCTAATGTGATTGCTTCAGCGTTCGCTAATTTGTAATAACGAAAGTAGTTATTACCGATAGCACCATAGGCAGAGTTGAGTTGAATCTTCTTTGCCATCTGTATATTATTACAGCGAGCAATTTCCCTTTCCAATGCCTTGGTAGGAGACTTCTCATACTCTTGCTTTGCCTTGAGCATCTTCTTCTTGAAGACGACTCTTTCACTGTATATTTTGTCCATTATTTTGGGTAAAAAACCCCTCTTTTTAGTGGTAAATACAGCACCATTTGGACACACAGTAACGTCTTTGAGACCAGATAGATCTATTTCCTCGTTCAATAACTTATCCACACTCACACCACGATATCTTTCATCCAGTAAAGTTTCTGGTGAAATATTATATTGCATTATAAGATGAGGATATAGACTGTTCAAGTCAAATGATACCACCCAATCATAGACACCCGGTTTTGGTTCTTTTACATATGCACCTGCATACCTATCTGACTTATCCTCATCCTGCTTTGGTGGTATAACAATATCTTTTCTCTTCAAATCGTTGTAGATAATCATATCCCACATACGAACCTGATAGAATACATCATTAAAATTAACTTTGGCATCATATGCCATGGTCACAGCAAGTTCAATCAACTTCATCTTCTCTTCAAGAGCGTCAACAAGTTTTACGTCAACGATGTTGTATTCTACAAACTTCTGCCATCCATTTGTATAAAAATCTTTAAAGGTATCATACTCATCATGATCTAGTTTCTTCTGTCCTAGTTCTACAGATGAAATATAGTCCAATCTATACGACTCTTGTGCCTTATATGTGAACTTCTTGTATAGATCTAGGTAGTCTAGAACAGTAACACCTGCAATATCATACTGTAGATGTCCTCTACCCTGTATGAAGATCTCTTCATGAGTCACTAGACCCCATGGAGATAGTTGCTTTGATGCTTTCTCACCTAGAATACGAGTGATTCTCTTTGCAAGGTATGGTATATCGTATAATGTACAGTTCCATCCTGTCACAATCTCTGGTGTGTTCTGTTGCCAGTATGCTAAAAATCTTTGTAGCATATCATACTCATCCACACACCTGATATAAGTTACATCCTTATCCTTATTGTCAAAAGGACCAACACCGAAGGTAACTATTTTCTTTGAAGAGAAATCAAGTAATGATATGAGCAACATCTCTTCATCACACTTCTCTACAGAGGGGAATCCATTCTCTGACTTCACCTCAATATCAATCGTGACGAGTTTCATGTTGTTGAGATCAAACTTTATCTCATCTTCTGGATACTTATCTGAAATATACTGGTAGATGTATCTACGATTGCCATAGATAGGGAACTTTTCTATATTCTCATGCGATCTTATAAACTCTCTACAATCTCTTACGTTTCCCGGTTTTACCTCACCAACATACTTCCCATCCAAGGTTCTATACTTTGTTTTCTTCTTACTGGGAACAAACAAAGTGGGTTGAAAGTCATCTCGTAATGTAAATGACCTACCATTCTCATAACCACGAACCAGAAAGTCGTTACCGACCATCTGAACGTTGGTGTAATATCTCATTTTACAGTAATGCTAGGTTTTGCTGTAAGTGTTTGGTACTTATCAAGTTGATCCTTATCAGGTTGCACCATAGTTAGTATACTATCAGAATGAATCATCAATTCTTTCTGTGCTGTGAAACTTGGCCATGATGTCAAGAAATTCTCACCATTCTCTTGCTTCAATTCATATGGTTCTATCAGTTTGCAGTCGGGTTCTCCCAATTCAGTACCAACTTCTTCAATTCGAGCAATGAGAACCAGTTGGTTTTTCAATAATAATATTTGTATCATGTCAAGGATAGGTTTCTTGAATTTAATTGTAGCACGGTATCCCTTACTTTGTCAATGTAACCACTATTTCTTAGTTCTTTGAACACAAGGTTCTCAAATCCATATTCTCCAAAGGAATCGAGTGATGCCTGCCTTGCTGCTCTTAGTTTCTTCATTATAGCACGTAATCCGACACCATTGTCACTATCCACAAGTCTGTCTATCTTACCTTTGATGTTATTTGTCTTCTTTTCTAGTTCTCTTTCATCTAGTTCACCCTCAAATTTCTGTGGTTCTTGTATAAATCTGTTTTTTAGTAGACTATAGACACCCTGACTCTTCTTTCTAGTGATTCCGGGTCTCTCAATGTATGGTTCTGCCTGTACACCATAGATTTTGATATCATGAGTCAACTCCCATAGAGTTTTCTTGTCCATGTAGTAATCATCTATCAATTCTGGGTCACAATCAGGCACATACTTAGGATCTACCACTAAATGTACATCAATATCAGAATATTTGGTGTAATTATACCCTGCATTACCTCCTAACATCAAAATATCTACTATTCCTGCCTCTGGTATCTCTGCATAGTCTGCAAATGCCTTACCAAAGTCCATTAATTTTTCTCTAACTGTGGATTTTAATCCAGATGGACCCCAAAATATTGGATTTAATTTATCTCTAAACTTCAAAGTCAGACCCTCGTTCAATCGACGAAGATCTGACGCTGAAATGTGTTTTCTTACCCTATTGAACACAACCTAATTGCCTTTTTAGGTATTTAGAGCCACTCCTTACGCTGCCTGTGCTCTGGAATGATTCTTTCTATGTCAATAAGGAGTAATCCATCCTCAAAATTTACATCCTTTACTTCCAAATCATCTGGTACTGCCCATGATCTAGTAAAAGATCTCTGTGCAAGACCACGATGCATGTAATCAGTGCCCTCTTTCTCAATTTTCTGACCTTCGATGATAAGTTTGCCCTCTTGGGTGTAAACTTTTAGTTCATCTTTCTTGAATCCTGCTAGTGCTACCTCTACTTTATACTCATGATTGGATATCTTTATAGTATTATAAGGTGGGTAGTTAGAATTTTTGAAGTGTGAATCGAAATCGCTGATCCAATCGTCAAATCCGATCATGTTTCGTCTTATTTTGTTGAGATATTCTTGTGTATCTCCAACTGTCAACGTGATTCCGTTGTCAAACATAGTGACCTCTTTAGCGTCTGTGAATAATGTCCCCGAAGGCGACAATACTAATTATACACGATGCTATTTTTTGAGGGTACGGTTATTGGGGTTCGGTAGTTTTTCTTTTTCCGATATTATATTTTGTTTCTAACTTCCAATCACCCTTTTCTCTGTATGATATTACCTTTATCTGATTCAATGGTGCTATATCCTCAATCAAATTTGAAGAAATTATGTTAACAAGACCCCAATCTGCTAGTAATTGTACGATCCTATTTCTCCTTTGAAAATCATTGATGCTTAGATTTGCCTTTTTACCATCTAAAGCAAAAAGTTCTTTGAAGTGAACTATGAAATACTTACCTTGTTTATGTAATATATGACAACTTTGATATAACTTCTTTTCTTTTCGGGATGCTACTCCAATTCTTGTGAGAGTTTCTCTTACTTTCAAAAAATCATCAGGTTCTGCTAGTGCAACCTCAATCATTTTTGTAGGCGACCAGTCATATTCTGGTTCAATCACCACGCTCATCTCAATCCTCCAGTGTCAAGTTTTTTTCTAATGAATTTCAACTGATCTTCGGTAAGTATGGTGAGGACTTGCTTTGCCTTTTCATCACTGTAGCGATAGTATTTCTTGATTAGTTCAAGATTGTCCAATTCTTCCTTTCTAATCCAAGGAGAGAATCTTTTCCGAGATCGTAAAATATTTAGTAAAAAGTCGTACTGTAGTCTCTTATCTAAAGAATTGTATATATTCATCTCGTTAGCATATAGCACAGCATCCATGTGACCTGCCATACATCTGTTCACTATAAATGCAGGATACATTGAGTCAGTAACCTCTGGATCGTCAAACAAATTATTCTTTTTATAGTTGATTGAGTTCAACCAATCCTTCAGTTCGGGTTTCATCTACCTTCTTTTGACTTGTTCCTTATTGTAACATGGTTTCCTTCAATAGCAATCTCCAGAAAATCAAAATGAGTCCACCCAAGTTTCTCATAACACTCATTCAATTTCTTCATATCATCCCACAGATCAGTAGGAGTGGGTTCGCCCCAAAATGGATTCTCTTCTTCTGGGTTCATGTCATTCCTGATGAGTTGAGTCTATCATAGTTATAGCAACCCCCAAATGAGAATTGTATTTTTGGTTCTTTGTTGTAATTAAAAAGTAATAATTCCTTTCTTTGTTTTTGTTTGGACATATAATCACCAACAGATCTCATAGTATAGGTGTGAGAATACTCAGATGCTGACCAACTATTGAACCTATCCTTGATGAGTTGTGATGAATTATAAGATATAAGCATCTTTGCAACTCTGTTATCACATTTTTCTGCAAACTTGTCATGGTCAAAACACTCATGCATATCACCTTTATTACCATATAGGTTTGAATCTATCTCATATGGTGGATCAAGATATAAAAATGCATTACAAAGATCTGTTAGTAATATTTCATAAGAGTCATTGGTGATTGTCCATCGTTGGATGATTCTACTATACTGGGGTAGTTTGGTAATGCCTCGCACTGTGAAGTTTTGTCTTGATGCTTGCTCTGAAAAAGAAGAAGACTCAGTAAGACCACTGAAACTACACTTATTGACGATATAGAAAGCAATAGCACGTTCGAGATCGGTAAGTCCTCTATCATGTAGAATAGACTTGCTATCCTCGAAGAGTACTCTGAAGTCGGAGGTGTTTGTTTTGATATCTTTGAGTTTGGTCGCAATTTCATCGCCCTGTTTTTGTAAAATTTGCCAAAAGTTTGTCAATGGTTCGTATAAATCATTGACCCAGATGTTCAAGTGTGGAAAAGCAATACTGATATGTAATGCTACAGAACCACCACCTAGAAATGGTTCACGATACTCCTTACAGTTTGAAAGATTGGGAAAGAAATTCTTGATTTTACCAACTGCTCTAGACTTACCACCCGGATATCGTAATGGTGTCTTGAGATTGGTCATTTGAATTCACACTCCATCATAATTTCAGTCATCGCTGCCAAGAGATTGATCTCCTGATCAGCAACAAAAGCACCTTGGTATTGATACTTTGCCACAACTAATACTGCATGTGGTATAGTTGCAGGTTTTAATACATTATACAATGAATCGTAGATATTTCTCAATATTGTGTTGGGATCATTATCTAAGTTCTGTACAATCCACTTTCTTACATTAGGGAAGTCTTTCTTCTCAAGATATCCCATCAATTCTTTTGTGTTTACGTCTGATAGTTTAGATAATATACCAGTATCAATCTCTCCTCCTGCTGCATATCTCTGCACCTCATTCAGAACTCTCCTCCAATCAGGAAAATGTGTTTGAATTACTGTTGCTAATACTTTTTTATCTGCTGTAACTTCTTCTAAAGATAATATCTCGTTCAATCTTTTGAAGAATTGTGCTGCTATAGTTTGTTTCTCTTTACCATCTACACTAAAATCTATAACCGTACATCTAGAGTGCAATGGTTCTATGATTCTGTTCTTATAGTTGCACGTAAAAATGAATCTGCAGTTCTTATAAAACTGTTCAACATTTGCCCTAAGAAGTAATTGAACATCATGGGTGGTGTTGTCTGCCTCGTCAATGATGATAACCTTATGCTTGCCCCTTGACGTAAGGGAAACAGTAGAGGCGAAACTCTTAGCTTGATTACGCACGGTGTCGAGAAACCTGCCTTCATCCGATCCGTTTATAACATAACTATCTAGTCCCATCTGTTTGCACAGTGCCTTTGCCACAGTAGTTTTTCCTATACCGGGAGGTCCAGATAAGAGCATGTTTGGCAATTCACCCTTTGCTAGAAAGTCATTGAATGTTTTCTTGATTCTCTCAGGTAGAATACATTCATCAATTGTCTTGGGTCTGTATTTTTCAACCCATATAAAATCTCTATCCAAAGTCATCAATAATCAAGTTAGCAGAAATAGCAATTCTCTTTCCTTGTGTCTCAGGGACAGAATGAAAGAGAGATCCGTTCCATAATAGTAGTGTACCAGATTTCGGTTTGATTCGCAACATGTCAAATCTTATAGGTGCAGAATCCTCATCTACATATGCATAATAACAAGATGCCCATGTGCATGGGAAGTGAGTATGTCTTATAGTATGATCACCCTGCTCGTACATCAGTGCCCAAAAATCTAGAACCTTATATCTACATATTTCAAGTCTACTAAAAAACTCAGGATCAGATATCCTCGCTCTTTCTACACCATCTAAAATTTTATCAATGTATGGATCAAAAATTTTAGTTTGTTCATGTGTTTTATATGAACTTCTCCATGCCTTGACATTAGAAATTTCTCCCTCCGGAAAATTATTTCTATGTTGTTCTATATCTTTTATAAGTTGGTCATTATCAATATCCAAATGCATAGAATACACAGGCATATTGACCATGCACCTATTCTTTACCACATCCATTCTGGTCTTCTTGATGGGTCACGTAAGTAATTATCTCTTGCCCATGGTTTTGAAAAAATATAATCTTTGTACTTTGTAAAGATGTCCTTACTGTTATCATTCTTGAACTCATCAGGTCCTGCAAATACAAACTCTGTAGGATCAGAATCTTGTCGTGGAAATATTATGTCAGCATGTTCGATAGTAGATTGACAACTATGTCTTTTACCATACCTATGTGT